AGACCAATTAAGGGGTGGGTTAGACAAGTTAATCGGGAATTTGGGAAAACGCCGACGAGCCCACCTACGCCTCAACCCCGTTATGATTCATCAACCAATGCCGCGCCTTTCGGTCAAGTTCAACGTCAAGAACTAGGACCAGCTAAAAGAACACCAAGCGCATCTGATTATCAAGACTATAGACCGTCACCATATCAGGCCCCTAAAAAATCAGAACCAGCACCGGTAGACTTTTCAACAAATCTTTATCCATCAGGGCAACCAAAAGCATCTGACTATTCAAACTATCAGATGATGAAGAAAAGTTCTGCTTTGCCTTTAGGGATGGCAGCACCAACACCCGTAGCGCGACCAACTGACATTCCAAAGCCTACATACACACCAAAAGCTTCTGACTATTCAAATTACATGATGAACGTGAAGCAACCGACTATACCAACGCCAGCGGCAAGACCGGCTGACTTGGGGCCAATGGCGGTTATCGACGGGCCTGTAGGAAAGCCAGTTCAAAACGTACCTATTCCAGCGCCAACATTAAAGCGTGAAAGCAGATTTGATAAAGCTAAACGAACATTCGGCAATAATCTTAAAGAACAGCTAAAACCAGAGACAATTGCAGCTCGTGGTGCAGGGGCTTTGATCGGCGGGCTTTTGGGCGGTCCATTAGGTGCAAGAGCTGGTTCTATGTTCGGACCTCAAATCGCAAAGCGTCTTAACGGCAACAGACAGCAAGGTTTATTTGGCGGTCTATTTAACCAAAATAACAACGTTCCAATTCCAACAAATCGCAACATGGGATCATCTTCCTCAACATGGGGTAGCGCTCAAAACCAAGGCGCGACTTATACCGCGTCAGACGGTGCAACGATTACCGGCCTTGGGAACGGCACTTATTCGAGAACTAATCCAAAAACGGGCAAGTCATCGCAATGGAACGCAGATGGAAGCCGCTCAACTAAAGGATATTAAATGGCTAAGAATAGCGTAACAGACTACGATACAGTCGCCGCAAACAACACCGATGTTGGCAATATTGCTATTGAAGGTAGCGCTAATGTAGCAAACTTCGATAATGCCCTCAGAGAGATTATGTCTCATATTGCTGATGGTACGACCATGAAAACTCATGTCGGCCTAGCTAATGCGGACAATACATCTGACGCGAATAAGCCGGTTTCAACTGCTACGCAAACGGCGCTAGACGCTAAACTATCTCTGTCTGGTGGTACAATGACTGGCAATATCATTGCTACAGGTATTAATCTTGGCGGCTCAGGAGCGTCAAATCTACTTGATGACTATGAAGAGGGGACGTGGACGCCAACAGTTACAGCGACTGGCACATTTACGACATCAGATGCAATTTATACAAAAATTGGAAGGCTGGTGACAGTACAACTCACCATCGTGTTTACCGGTGCATCTGGTTCAGCCGTTGTTGGGGGATTGCCGTTTGTCGTGAATGAAGCTCAAGGGGTCGGGCTAGGGCGGGAAGATGCGGTGAATGGTTACGGCATTTACGCAAGAGCTAGTGAAGGTCTGTCAGAGTTGGCTCTTTTTTACATGGGCGCAACTGCGAATGCAACGCCTTTTCAATCCGCAAACGGAACTTTCAGAATATTATTTACCTATGTCACAGACAGCTAGAGGATAAGTTATGACTATTACAGAGAATAAAATTGAAGATAAATATGAAATCTCAGGCGATTTTTTCGACATTGGCGTTAGAACAGCTACCGTTATTATGAAGGATGGGGTCGAAATTAGCCGATCAAATCACCGAAAAGTTTTGTCAATTGGTGACGATATCTCGTCAGAAAGCGATAACGTCAAAGGTATCGCTGCGTTGTTTTGGACTGATGAACTGAAGACTAAACACGCTGAAATGGTCGCTTTGCAGAATGCCGCGGGCCCGGCTCAAGAAATTACTCCTGAAACAATTCCGACTGACATAGCACTCAATCGCGTCCAATTTAAATCAATGCTGGCTATCCTCAACATAACAATCGATCAAATCAATGCGGCCATCGACGCGGCTATTACAGATCAAACTCAGAACACGATTGCGAAAGTAAAAGTAACTGAAAGCGAGCTTTATCACCGAAATGACCCGCTCTTTGGTGCTCTGGCTCCGGCAATTGGTTTGACTGCCGAGCAAATCGATACAGCTTGGGAGCAAGCGCTTCAAATCTGATGCCCGATTTAGAATGCACATGGTGGCCTGATGATTGGTTTGGGCTGAATATAACAGATTGCTGCATAGAGCATGATTTAGGAGCTTCCGATTGGGAGCTTTTTTTATGTGTGGGTGAACAAGATCCGCGCTTATGGCCTGTGGCATTTACGATGCTGGTTGGACTGGCAACGCTTGGAAGAATTTACCGAAATTTCCAGCGTAAATAATCAAAGGAAATTGAATATGAACATGAACCTGGGCTTTACTCAGCTCATCGTCGAAGAATGCCGTAAATTTGGCTGTTTTCGTAATCAAGCTGCTTATATTCTAGCGACTGCATATTGGGAAACCGCAAGAACAATGCGCCCTGTTGTTGAAGCGTATTGGCTATCTGAGGCATGGCGAAAGAAAAACCTTCGTTATTATCCCTATCACGGGCGCGGGTTCGTTCAACTCACATGGAAAGCGAACTACATCAAAGCGGGTAAAGAGCTTGGTGTTGATTTTGTTGCAAATCCCGACCAACTTTTAGAGCCAAACAACTCGGCTAAAATTCTTGTGAAAGGCTCAATGGAAGGCTGGTTCACAGGTAAAAGCATCCCTGACTATATCACACTGCAAAAGTCTGATTTTAAAGGCGCTCGTCGTGTCATTAATGGAACTGATAAAGCTGCTCAAATTGCGAACCTTGCTAAGCGTTACGACGAGATATTGAAGGCGCAGGGTTACGGTGAAGAACCGTTGATTACTCCTGACGTTAAAGAGGTTGTTGTTGAGCCTGATGGCCTTGATAAGCCTATGCACAAATCCAAAACCAATTGGCTAACAAGTCTATTAGGCGGGATTAGTGCGATCGGCTCATTTTTCGTAGGTCTTGATCCTATCATTCAAGCGCTTCTTATCGTTGTTGTTGTTGGTGCAGCTGGTTATGTCATTTACGAACGCAAGCGTTACCGCGATGAAGCGCGGGCGATTAAGGCTGTTCTATAATGGCCTTTTTGCAAGTTCTTCGATTTCTCAATCCAAAATATCTAATCGCGGGCTTTATCTTTGCCGCGCTTGGTTATGTCTTCTACATCGCGGTCGATAGAGCCGTTTTAGAGCAGCAATTAAAAAACTTCAAAGCTACGGAGGCGCAAAACCATGAGCGCAAAAAAACCGATGAAACTATTCGTAACGCTGATGACCGCCGCAAGTGCGAGCTTATTGGTGGGGTGTTCGAAAACGGGATCTGCGAGTGATGGCGCAGGCTATTCTCGATTAAGCCCTAACTCACAAACACGCACATTCATCACCCAGAACGACACACGGTTTCGGGACCAAGTAGCGGCGCATAATCTGCAATGCTCAAAAGACAAGGCTTGCAGATAATGAAAGATACAGCAATCACGATGGCTGGTGGCGCTGGCTTAACAAACCCTATCTGGCTTCCTTGGCTTCCTGATGCCTGGCAATTCCTAATAGCTGCGTTAGGCTTTTTGGTTCTCGTCGCTACGCTTTACTCAAAATATCTGGAGATACGGATAAAGAAACAAACCCTTTCTGAATTACGCGATAAATCGAAATAGGGGCCTGATATGTCAGCACCGCAATTATCCGATGAAGAACATAAACGCCGCTATGACGCGTTTATACAATATGGCAGCGTAAAGTTAGCAGCAGAAGCTTTAGGGCTTAACAAAGACGCTATAGGGCGCGCAAAGAGATGGGCTATTAAACAAGGTCTAACGGATGGCGAAAACGTCATTCGTGAAGCGGCAAGAGCTGGCGGCATTCAAAACTCTGATAATCTCGCTCATTTCTGGAAAATAGCCAAAGATGAAGAGGGGAACGGTTATTCTCTATTCGTTAAAAATCCAGATGCAATGGGCAACGATGACGAGATATCGCTAACTAATCTTGTTCGTGAAAGCATTCAAGAAGGCATTGAAAAGCGTCCAAAATTTGAAAAGCGAAAACATGATAGCGCAGGCGAGCATTTGCTTGTCATTGATCTGGCAGATGTTCACTTTCTAAAACTATGTGTAAAAACTGAGACGGGTTACACATACAATCGAGACGTTGCTAGGCATAGGGTAATCGAAGGCACTAAGGCGCTGCTACGAAAAGCCAAAGGCCACGGTATTCACCGCATCTTATTTGTTATGGGCAATGATATCCTTCACGTCGATAACGCTCGCAGCACAACGACTAGCGGGACATTTCAAGATAGCGACGGAACAGTCTTCCAAGGCTATAAGGACGCTCGTATGGCGCTCACAGACGCTATATTACAGTGTGCAAAGGTTGCTGACGTTGACTTAGTTCATTGTATGTCAAATCATGACTGGATTATGGGCTGGACACTTTCACAAACGGTTTCAAGTATTCTAGGCTCGCATCCTAACGTCAATGCGACTGATTACAATATGAGTGAAGCACACCGAAAATATTATCGGTTCGGATCTAACCTTATCGGGCTATCACACGGTGACGGGGCAAAAGAAGAAAAGCTCTACGGTGTGATGGTCAAGGAAGCTCGTTCGCATATTTCAGAATGTAAAAATCTTTATTGGTTACTGCATCATGTGCATCATAAAGTCCGCAAAAAGCGTGGTGATAACAGACCATTTCTCTCAGAAAAAGATCATAACGGAATGTCTGTGAATATCATGGGTGAACCAAACATTGAAGGCGAGGGGATTGATATTGAATATGTGCGCTCTCCAAGCCCGCCTGACGGGTGGCACGACCGCAACGGGTATGTAAACCGGCAAGCTGTTGAATGCTTCATCTATCATCCATATGACGGGCAAACATCGCGCTTTACTGAGTGGTTTTAGCTCTGCGGTCAATCTCGCGCTGAATATACCAGATAGCCTTTTCCAAGTCCTGCACAGGGGCTTCTTTCCCATCCACACGCCATAAATACTTTATAGCATTGCCAAGGCAAAAATTCATATGTTCTGTTACCTGAATGCATTCAACACCTGAAGGGTGAGACGTGTAATGCTTTGGCTTATTTACTGGATCGTGTGCCAATTGTTCTTCCCCGTTATTTATCTATTTTTTCGAGACGTTGCGCACCGCATGTGAGGGCAAAGAAAACCTCTTCACCCGTCTCATTATGTTTGACGTGTAGGCAATCAGTTCGATTGTTCTTCGTGACAGTCACAATGTCTCCAAGTTTTGCGAACCCGGGTGCGCCCATTCCTGTGATTTTTAGTTGATCGCCTATCTCGACGTTTTGATAATCAATCATCGACTGCCCCTTTTACTCCAAACCTAAAAGCCAATCAGCGCTAACGCCGAAATGCCTACAGATCAGTTTGATATTTTGTTGAGTGATAGCTTGTTTGCCTTGTTCCATATTAACGAGGTCCCTTTTATTTAAAATGGAATGCATCTAATGCATTCGCAGTGTGTTTCATGTTTTTCAGGCGGGTTATAGACAATGTGCTCTAAGCGTCTGATCTCTTTCGCCGCGTCTAAATAAATGCCTTGTCCAGATTGAAATTGGTTCATATCTTTGAGAACTTTTGCGGCATCTTCGCACTGCTGCGGTAATGTCGATCGCATATCAATTGTCCCTTTTATTTAGTTTAAAGCTTTCAAATAATTTTTAGCGTCTTCATGTTCTGTGAAGACTGCAATATGCCTCCATATCCAAGACATATCGTTGGCTACGATTTCGCGTCTTGGCTGGACAACCGCCCACGCTGGCTCAGGACTTTTCCAAAACCTATATTTGTAGCGAAGCTTAATGGGTGCGACCGCTGGATCAGCAGGGCCGTATGTTACGCCGCGATACCTATCGTCTAGAATTTCAGCTATCATCTTAGCCATGATCGTCCCTTTTATGTCTTTGAAAACCCGCCGTGGGTATCAACTGTTTTTGCGACGATTTTCAACGGTACATAACCATAAACGGTACTCGTAGGGTCGTCGTCTTCGCCCCCATCTATATATTCCATAAAGTCATCTACTTTTTCAGATGGATAGCCAATCTCTACAGCCGTATATGGTCCTTCATTGTCACGTGGTGAGCAGTAATGAAAAGCGCTCGCCTGCACAGACATCGAAAAGCCATCGGCGCAAACAATCCGATCAACATTTTTAAGGTGTTCGGTTTCTCTACTGAGAGCCCGATTTACTTCCTCATAAACCCTTTGTTTAGGGTCGAGTATCTCTTGAAGCCTGTCTATAGTATCCATGATCGTCCCTGCTATTTAGTTATCTCGCGGATAACCTTTGTTTAAAAATTCGATCCGCCCAAGGGCGTTACGTTCTAGCTTTTTCTCTGCTTCATATTTGCTATCGTGCGACATTGGTGGGCTTGTTGAAGTCCAGCGGCCAGTAGCTTTACTTCGGGCAATAGCCCCCACAATCTCGCCATTCGATAAAGTGCACACTGCAAAGCCATGCTTTTCAAATAGCTCTTTATCGGGATGGGACCATTCAAACCGCATTACGCGGCCTGAATATCGACAATCCAGTCAACTGGGTAGCTATCAGAAAACCAACGATTCCCAGACTGTTGTGCTAATTCGATATCTGTTCCGCCAGCCGGACCTACAGCGCGAGTAACAATTTTAGCGCCGGTGTAGCCATGCTTAATTACGACAATGTCGTTTCTGCGGATTGTGTCGATGTCGATGATTTTTGTGATAGTTTTCATTGCTCTAGCCTTTGTAATTATGTTGATAGTTATTTGTAAATATCTAATAACATAATTATTAACGGATTGCTTGACACGTGTCAACAAATATTTTACACATCTATTGACATAATTAAGTGTGCAAACTATTGCGGACATATGAATATTAATAAATTTAAAGATCGTCAGGTTGTGGGCTACATGCGCGTATCTACTGACGAACAAGATATGAGTTTGCAACGTCAAGCATTGGAAGATGCTGGTATCGATATGTTGAGCATTTATTCCGACCAAATGTCGGGTAAGTCGCAGAAAAGACCTGGGCTGAAGTCGGCAATTAAGTCGTGCTTGCCGGGGGCTGTCTTGGTAGTTTGGAAGCTTGACCGTTTAGGCCGCTCGGTGAGGGGTGTTCTTGAGACGATTGAAACGCTCGATCAAAAGAATGTTGAGCTTGTTTCGTTGACTGAGAACATCGATACAACAACGCCAATGGGCAAGATGGTAATGACTATCCTGCTTGCGTTTGCGGAGATGGAGCGCAATCTAATCTCAGAACGAACTAAGGCCGGACTGGACGCAAAACGAGCGCGTGAAAAAGACTGGATATCAGGGCCATTACACGGCGTTTTATCATATCCGAAAAGACTAGAAATCTTTACCGATATGTGGGTTTCTGGTGAATTGAAGACGTTAAAAGATGTTGAGATATTGGCGCGTATCAATGAGCCAAATATCACGAAAGACGGTAAGCGGGTCAAAGACTTCTCGCGGCAATCTTGGAACAATTGGAAAGCTAAAGGCTTCAACCGTTTCACGCCGCCAGACTTTGAAACGATAGACAAATAATAGGAGCGAGCATGAAAAGCATACTTGGTTTTAACGTGAATATTGTTCCAAAAGGTTCCAAGTTTCGCGATCCTGAAACAGATGAATTGCGTGAGCTAAAAGAAGATGAAATCTATGTGGGGCCAACGCCTGAGTTTAAGATACTTCGGTCTGACTATGAGAAGATTCGCAATCATCCCCTGATAGAAGTAATACGTAAATAATAGGAGCGTTTCCATTTTACAATTTGTAGGGTTTTTACGTGTAAAAGCGGGTATCTTTTACAATGACTGTTTTCAATTAATTAATAAAATCAATTGGTTAGCTGGTCTATAACTACACTGGGGGTGTAGGGGTCGTGGGTTCGAATCCCACCGCTTCGACCAGTTAAATCATTGATATATAACGTATAAATTTTAATCCTTGGGACAATTACAAATGATCTTTTACAGGTCATTAGAAATCTTTTACATTTTCATGGCTTTTTTGTTCTTGTTTTCTTCCGTGATTCTTATGAAAGCCATATTTTTCTTCTTCTAATTTTCGGGCATTGGATGCTTCTTCAATCGTGCTGTAAGAGCCGATATGAATAGTTCTACCGTCAACACGGATGCTTGCGAGCCATTTATCCCCAACTTTGTAAACGCCCATTGTTCCCGTTTTGTTGTTTTTAGGTAGCTGTTTGTTTTTTTGATTTTCTTGGTTCGAAACCAGTCTCAAATTATCGCGACGATTGTTAGAAGGGTTCCCGTCTATGTGATCTACGTGAAAGCCTTCAGGATCCGTTCCTTCAAGCATAAATATTATTCTATGGGCGTAGTATTTCTTATATCTAACATTCACAACGACATCGCCGCGCGGATTTTTGTAGTTTCGTAGTTTATATGACCCATCATCCTGAATAGAGAACAGCTCGCCGGTCTCCGGATTATAGCGGAAAACTCTTTTGGCTTCTTCTATTGTTAGAGGTTCAGAATTTTTTCGCTTTTTGTTTAAGCAATCCGCACAAGTCCTCTTAGTTGGCAATTGTTCCTTTTCAACGCCGCAAGAATTGCACTTTCCGCTTAAAGTGCGCTTTAATCCTTTTATCTTTTTATATTTAAAAGGCTTCATAATTATCCTAATCTTTTACAATTTCGTTCTTGATTCGGTCTTTTCTGAAAGGTAGCGCGAGCCTTTTGATGGAGAAAAAAACAAGCCGAATATCTCGC